TAGTAGAGGAAACACTAAATGAGTTACTACCATTACTTAGCGACGGGGATATTGTTATTGATCATGGCAATAGCAACTTTAAAGATTCTCGCAAAAGAGCAGAAAGGCTTTCTAAACTTGGCATCCAATATATTGATTGCGGTACTAGTGGTGGAGTTTACGGTCTGGAGCGTGGATACTGTCTTATGGTTGGTGGTGCAACTGGCGCAGTATCTGTCTGTGCCCCCATTTTCAGAGCCCTCGCACCTGGCTTATCCGCTGCGCCCCGCACAGATCCATACAGCACATCAACATCTGCTGAGTATGGGTGGTTACATTGTGGAGGACCTGGCGCAGGTCATTTCGTAAAGATGGTTCATAACGGAGTAGAATATGGCATCATGCAGGCATACGCCGAGGGCTTTAATATCTTGCATCATGGTAATCTTGGTTCCAATTACACCAAGGAAGGTGATGCTGAGGTGGCTCCGATGGAAAATCCGAAAGATTATGAATACGATATTGACTGTGCTGAAGTAGCAGAACTTTGGCGTCGTGGTAGTGTTGTTGGTAGTTGGTTACTTGACCTTACTGCTGATGTATTCCGCCATGATCATGACCTAAGTAAATTTGATGGAGGAGTATCAGACTCTGGTGAAGGTCGTTGGACTCTACACGCTGCTGTAGATCTTGGTGTTCCTACACCTGTTATCTCTGCTGCACTATTTGAGAGATTCAACTCAAGACATCTGGGTGAATTTGGAAACCGTATCCTAAATGGGATGCGTTATATGTTTGGAGGACATAATGTACGATGAAACAAACTGAAAATTACGAACAATTAATTCAGCGTTTTACAAAACGCACAATGCAACTCGCTGCCAGACAAGATGAAATCAGAGGATGGTATGAAGAGTATGTTAAAATCGAAAATGATTTAAAACGTCTAGAAGGATCAATGCAAGCAATCGAATACCTTGCCTTTGGCAAATTACCAGGTGATGGTAACCATGATGGGATGAAGGATCATGAACCTAAGTGACTTTTTATTATGGATTGCAATACCCTTTGTATGTACCACCCTCGCATATGGTAGATATAGAGGAGAAAATAACTATTACGAATCTGATGACTACAAAGGAAATGGAACTGCTCACTAGAGGCATTATTATCTTTGGTGCAACTGGTGACTTGTGTAAACGGAAACTAATACCGTCATTATATAAACTTTGGGACAAAGGTCTTCTACCAGACAATTATATAATTACTGGTGCTGCTCGTAGAGAAAGAACTCCTGAACAATGGCGTCAAGAAATTGGTGGAGAAAATTATCCTGAAGAGTTTCTTCATCAATTAGATTACGTCTCTTGTGATTTGAGTGATATTGATTCACTTAGAAAACTACCAGTCTTACAAGATGCAACATACTTTTTATCTGTGCCACCAAGCACATATGATGTTGCAGTACAAAATTTAAAAGAATTTGGATTGATGGATGATCCAGATCGATCTAGAGTTATTATCGAAAAACCTTTTGGTACTGATTTAAAATCTGCTGAGAATCTGCAGAGAAATATCTCCACACATATTAGAGAGAAACAAATCTATCGTATTGATCACTATCTTGGTAAAGATACTGTCAGTAATATTCTTGCAACTCGCTTCTCCAATACAATACTAGAACCTCTTTGGAATAGAGATTATATTGAAGAAGTGCAGATATACGCAACTGAAACTATTGGGTGTGAAGGTAGATCTCAGTATTATGATGGATCGGGTGTTGTTCGTGATATGTTGCAGAACCATATGCTTCAGGTTCTTGCACTTACCACTATGGAAGCACCTTGCCGTTTGACTGCTACTGAAGTTCGTAGAGAGAAAACTAAAGTATTAGCAGCAACTAGATTAGGTAACAAATTTGTTGCGGGACAATATATTGGATATAGAGAGGAAGAGGGAGTAAATCCTGATAGTGAAACTCCTACTTTCGTTGCTGGCGATTTATATGTTGATAACTGGAGATGGAAAGACGTACCTTTCTACTATATGATTGGTAAAAAGATGCCATATCAGTGTGTTGAAGTTGTTGTCAAATTGAAAGCACCTCCGATTGGTTTGTTTGAGGGACATGAGTTTAATGATCGTATTGTTATTAGACTACAACCAGATCCCCACCTTGATATTCGTATGGATATGAAGACACCAGGACTGCAAAATAAAGTTGAAACAGCGACCTTGACACATAAATATCCTCATGGAGCAGTTGATGGATATGAAAAACTTCTTTATGATGCAATTCATCAAGATCAATCCAACTTTGTTCATTCAGAAGAAGTATTAGAATCATGGAGGATTGTTGACGATCTTCTTTGTACTGGTGAAAAATGTACAATTCGTACTACACCATATCTTTATCATGAAAATATTTGGGGTCCAATGCACAAAACGGAGCAAATCACCAAATGGGATTATCCAGCATAGCACACAAGGTAGGACACATAGCAGCACTTACACTTAATAATCCGATAGGAATAGGCACACTATCTTTCTTATTGGTGTTTGTTCCTATAATCGGTATGCATTTAGTACATAAGTATGGGTGGGAGCATTGGGAACCCTTCGCACATGAACCTCATACTTAGATCTCACGAGAACTTAAACGATCCTGTCTGGAGTGTCATCATCTCGATTATGATACTTCTGATAGGAGTTTTCTATGTTATTGTCTATATACTAGGCATTGATAAACGAGAATCTCATGGGAGCGATGACACCACCAAGTCGGAAGAGTTGTTACAACTTCCGAGTGATCGAAATAAACAGGGTAGTTGATGGCGATACTATTGACGTTACTATTGATCTCGGGTTTGATCTATACAAGAAAGAAAGAGTTAGAGTTGCAGGAGTTGATACGCCAGAGAAAAGAACGAGGGACCTCGAAGAAAAGGAGTTAGGAATTGACGCAACCAACTGGATCAAAGAAAAATTGGAAGGTGCCATTTCTGGGGATGATGATCTTGTTATACGCACTGAGCTTGTTGGTGGTATGGGCAAATATGGTCGTCTCTTAGGATGGTTATATATTGGGGATGCAGAGTTATCCCTTAACGAAGCAATGATTGAAGAAGGTTATGCTTGGGCGTATGACGGAGGCACCAAGCAAAAAAACTTTGAAGAACTCCGTGAAATCCGCAGAACAAAAGGAACACTACTATGAGACCTGAACTAATTCGTGCTCTCAAAGCACACGCTACTGGGCATATCGCCAAGCATAAAGCAAACGTAGAAATCTATCTCAATCACCCTGTTGGTATCGGTGAGCATCCTGATGTTATCGAAGCAGTAGAAAAAGAATTAGATGAGATGGCACGTTACCATGACCAACTTGAAGTAATTAAAAAATATCTAGATGAGTAATAACGATCAGTATCTCGGTAATCCTAATTTAAAAAAGGCAAATACAGCAATTGACTTCACACCAGATGAGGTTGCTGAGGTATTGAAGTGCTCAGAAGATCCAGTCTACTTTATCAAAAACTACATTAAGATCGTTTCTCTTGACAAAGGTCTGATACCTTTTGACATGTATCATTTTCAAGAAGAGATGGTATCTAAATTTCATGATCACAGATTTAATATTGCAAAACTACCACGACAGAGTGGTAAGTCCACTATTGTTACTTCATACTTACTTTGGTATGTACTATTCAATCCAAATGTTAACGTAGCAATCTTGGCAAACAAAGCAGCAACTGCAAGAGAGATGCTGCAAAGATTACAACTATCATATGAAAACCTCCCCAAGTGGCTCCAGCAAGGAATCCTCCAATGGAACAGAGGTTCTTTGGAACTTGAAAACGGCAGTAAAATCATGGCTGCTTCTACTTCCGCTTCTGCTGTCAGGGGTATGTCTTTTAACGTCATATTTCTGGACGAATTCGCGTTCATTCCGAATCACATTGCTGATCAGTTCTTTAGTTCTGTCTATCCTACTATTTCTTCTGGTAAGTCCACAAAAGTCATTATCATTTCTACCCCTCACGGGATGAATATGTTCTACAAACTCTGGCATGATGCAGAGCGTGGAACGAATGAATATGTACCTACAGAAGTTCACTGGTCAGAAGTGCCAGGTAGAGATGAGGTATGGAAAGAACAAACTATTAAGAACACATCAGAACAACAGTTTCGTGTTGAGTTTGAATGTGAGTTCTTAGGATCTGTTGATACATTGATTTCTCCTAGTAAGTTGAGAATCATGCCATATCATGATCCTACAAAAGAACATAGAGGTCTTGCAGTATTTGAACAGGCAATTCCTGAACACAATTACGTTATCACTGTTGATGTATCTCGTGGTGTGGGTAGTGATTATTCAGCATTCACTGTGATGGATACAACCACCATCCCATATAAAATGGTTGCTAGATATAAGAACAATGAAATAAAACCCATTGTCTTACCCAATATTATTACTGATGTAGCGAAGAATTATAATAATGCATACATCTTATGTGAGGTAAATGATATTGGTGGTCAGGTTGCAGACATCATTCAATATGATCTAGAGTATGAGAATCTGTTGATGTGTTCTATGCGTGGTCGCGCAGGACAACAATTAGGTCAAGGATTTTCTGGTAAGAAAACTCAACTTGGAATTAAGATGTCAACTGCAGCAAAACAGGTTGGGTGTTCTAATCTAAAAGCATTAATTGAGGATGATAAACTTCTTATAAATGATTATGACACTATCGCAGAATTAACAACTTTTATTGCAAAGGGACAAACGTTCCAAGCGGAAGAGGGATGTAATGATGACTTGGCAATGTGCTTAGTTATCTTTGCTTGGATGGCAATGCAACCTTACTTCAAAGAGATGCATGATAATGATGTGCGGCAGCGCATTTATGAAGATCAAAGAGATGCGATCGAACAAGACATGGCTCCGTTTGGATTTATCAATGACGGAATGGATGATGAGTATTTTGCAGATGCACAGGGCGATGTGTGGAAAGTCGCGGAGTATGGGGATAAATCCTATATGTGGGAGTTTAGGTAACGTTTCAAAAATATAAATAATCCTAGACATCTGATGTTGGAATCACTCTAGGAGAATTTTAAACATGGCAGCCAATCAATCATCGCCAGGTGTAGTTGTACAGGAAAGGGACCTGACAACTATCACTACACTATCCACCGCGAACGTAGGTGTGCTTGCTGCACCTTTTGAACTCGGTCCCGTTGAAGAAGTAATTGATATTTCTAATGAAAGGGATTTAGTTGAACGTTTTGGTAAACCCAATGACTCGAACTATGAGTATTGGTATACCGCAGCACAGTTCCTTTCATATGGTGGTCTGCTAAAAACTATCCGTGTAACCTCTACAACTCTTAAGAACGCGGTTAACACAGGTACTGCTCCCTTAATCAAAAACCTTCAAGATTACGAAACTACTTACGAGAGTGCTGTTAATGCTTGGAGTTGGGCTTCCCGTACTGCTGGTACAAAGGGTAATTCCGTTGGTGTATTCGTAACTGACGCTGGCGCAGATCAGATTGCTGTCATCCCTGCACCTGGCTCTGGTAACGAACCTGAATTCGTTGCTGACGCAGCACTTACTGCTGCATCTTCTGGAGCAACTGGTAAAGTATATAAGTATAGCATTTCACTGACTGTTGAATCTATTGTCGGTGACTTTACACCTGGCACCTCTACTACAGTTGCTATTGGTGGTTCTAACGAAGCAATTGATGTTCTTTCATGGGATCCTGCTAACAAGAAACTTGAGATTGGTCTTCCTTCTGGTGGTGTTACTGGTATCATTGCTGCTGGTCAAACTGTAACTCAAGGAACAAACACTTGTGATATCGCTGCTAACGGCATCGAGCGTCGTCTCTATATCGCTAAGGACAAAGGTAGCATTGACTTTAGTGCTGATGCTGCTGGTGCAGTTCAAGATACTAACTCTAACGCTTCCACACCTTCTGCTGTAAGACCTGAGTATCCTGAGCGTGAGTATCTGCCTGGTTCTAAGTGGATCAACGTAGCACCTCGTCCTGGTACTTCACTCTATGCAAGCAATGCAGGTGGTCACCGTGACGAACTTCACATTCTTGTTATTGACATTGACGGTAAGGTCACAGGTACTACTGGCGCAGTTCTTGAGCGTTTCATTGGTGTATCTAAAGCATCTGATGCTAAGACTTCTGTTGGTGAAGTAAACTACTACAAGGAAGTAGTTAAGCAACGCTCTGAATATATTTTCTGGGGTAAGCATGAAACTGGTGCAATGGCAGCGACTGCTTCTGCTGCTGATGGTAACTTCGGTCTAACTGCTGCTTCACGTCAGTTCAACGTTCTTCGTTCTTCTGCTGGATCTACAGGTTATCCTGATGGTCGCACAACCTTTGGTTCTAAGAACAACGCTACTCATTACTATCGCCTTACTGGTGGTGTTGACTATTCTGTATCTGGTGGTAACTACAGTGTTACTAATACCGACATTGCAAGTGCATACGAATTAGTCGAAGATCCTGAGTCTCAAACTATTGACTACATCCTTACTGGACCTTCTGGTGCAGATGATGCTTCTGCAATCGCTAAGGTTACTTCTTTGGTCAATATTGCTGATGAGAGAAGGGACTGTGTGGTATTCGTTTCTCCTCGTAGAGGAAACGTAATTGGAATTTCCAATAGCACAACCATCACAGACAACATGGTTGCATTCTTTGATCAACTTCCTAGTTCTTCTTACTTGGTATTTGACTCTGGTTACAAGTACATTTACGATAAGTACAATGATGTATACCGTTATGTACCTTGCAACGGTGATGTCGCTGGTCTCTGTCTTCAAACAACCGAAGTGGCAGAGCCTTGGTTCTCTCCCGCAGGTTTCGCTCGTGGTGTCTTGAGAAATGCAATCAAACTTGCATACACTCCTACTAAGACACAACGCGACAAACTCTATAATGCAAGAGTCAACCCAATCGTAGCTTTTCCTGGT